CATCCGTATAGGAATATTTACCTAATATCATTTCATATTAATACATTAGAAACTTTATATTAATATTGTTTATGGTAAGTTTAAAAATTATTATTTAAATATCCTATTAATAGTAATAAATGAAAAATATTAAATTACTAGGAGTTTTCTTATGTCTTGTAACTGTTATAGCGGCAATTGTTCTATTATACCGGCGCACCAATGTCCTTTTGTCTCATTATGAGAATGTTACCAGGGACTTAAATTCTGTAAAAAGTTTTTTAACTAAAAATGTAAAACCCCCTGGAGCAAAATCAACAGGGGGGGTAACTGGAAGGACTGCTTCGCAACAAAGAGTTCCTCAACCAGCCACAGTTCAAAAAACATTTGATAAAACTATATTAGAAAAAAAAATTAATAATGCTGAACCATTTGGCAAAATAAAAAATACACAAAATAATATAGCCGACTTACGAGCAAGTATAGAAGCCATGGAGGATATGATAAGTTCTTCATCGGGATATTCCTCAGAAGAAGCGGACGACGAGTCATCTGATAGCGTAAATGAAGTCGCCGCATTATCTCAATTACAAAAACCCGGAAAGGAAAATAATTTAGAAAGTTATGATTTAGCGGATGTTGAAAATGAAAATTCTGAATTAGAAGATTTAATAAACTCCAACTCTGTTCAAGAATCAAGTAATTTAGTAGACACCGAATCCTTAGTCTCTAACCCCCAAGAATCCGCTGAACTTAATAATAAAAATATTTCAGAAGAAGTCACTGCCGACATTATACTAAATACCTATTCAAAAAGGACTTTAGAAAATTTATGTGCTAATGAATATTTGAGTAAATCAGGAAATAAAGCAATTCTTGTCCAAAGATTATTGGATAATGGTCATGATTTTAATAAGAAAGATGAGAGTGTAACAACCGAAACCGTTAGTTCAAATTAAAAATTTTCATAATTTAATAAATTAAATATTATTCCTAAAAAAATTATAATATTTAATTATAATATAGATGGATTGTTATAGAGCGACTAACAATAAATATAAATCTTGCCCAGCACTGATGGCCGACGGTCGAGGATTTACAGATTATAGATCATCCCGCCAGGTAAATGACTCATTGAGAAACGATATGGATATTATTAATTCCCATAATTTTAGAGAAACTTTAATTAGAAATTCTGATAAATTTATAGAAACTGATAGAAAAAACGCTCATTTAATGAATGGAAGTAATCAATGTATGACTCCTTATGACCAAGGAACTATGTTATCTGAAAAATTTATTCAAAAGTGTGATAAATGGGGCTGCGATCGTATTTTAAACAATGATAATGGAGTTGGTATAGGGAGACAGGTAGATAATACCAAATGTGATTTACAATTTAAAAATCGCGAATCTAGTTGCTCCAAATAATTTACATCATTATTAAAATGTAATATTGATAATTAAATATTTTATTATAATATAATATTAAATTATGAATACATGGGAAAATAGTTATTTAAAAAATACTTCGTGCGACAATATAGTAGAACAGGATATTGATGGTGATTTTACCGTAAGAGGGTTCGACGCATCTATTACTTCTCCTACAACTGTGATATTTTGGGCAGCAAATCCTCCTACATATAACGGTTCTTTTTCAGGTTCAGGTTTACCATTTCCCAATCCAGAAATAGCATATCATAATAGTATAAATAAAGGTAGTGTTAAAACTATTGGCGGGCACTATGAATTTAAAATACGGTTTCCAAATGCGTATTATGTAGGATTAGGTTCTAAATATATAGAACCATGCGTTCATATTAAAATATGCCAAGCAGACGGTGAAGATAAAATTAAAACAATTAATTTAGGTAATAGTATACCATTCAGATCATTATCTCACTCAAAAAGTCAAATACATACAAGTTCTAGAGATAATAATAGTTTTTACGCCACCAATAAAAATTTACCTGTTAGAACACAGGAACAAATACTCCGTGATAGTCAATATCCCAGTCAAAACAAAATGCCTGACAATTTTTGGGGTAAAGCTATTCCCCATCCTTAAAAATGAACAACTCTATTAACAATTTTTTTAATATCATTATCATGAGATATAATTATAACTGTTTTATCTTTTGATAAATCTTTAATAAGTTTTAATACTTGATTTTTTAATTTACCATCTAATCCAGTAGTGGGTTCATCTAATATATAGAACCTTGATGATTTTAGAAAAGCCTTTATTAATAATACACTTTGTCGTTGCCCTCCACTTATTAATTTTCCATTAACACCTACTTTGGTTTTAAGTCCGTGCGTCAACGTGTCAAAAACATTAATATTATATTTTTTAACAAATGCGTATATTTTTTTATCAGATATATCTATTCCATATTTAATATTTTCTAATATAGTAGAATTAAATAATTGTGTATTTTGGTTAACGTATGAAATATTATTTCTTAAATAACCTACATTATACTTATATATATCGGTGCTATCAATAGTTATAGAACCGGAGTTAATTCTATGAAAACCCATAAGCAATTTTATTAAGGTTGTTTTACCACTCCCAGATTTACCAAAAACAGCAATATTTTCAAGGGCTTTTATTTTGAAAGATACGTTATTTAAAATATTTTTATCACCACCTTTGTATTTAAACGAAACATCATTAATATTAATATCTCCTTTAGTAATTTTATTTTTCATTTGGGGGTCATTTTCCTGATTTTTTTTAGTAATTTCTTTGAAAAAGGTTTCAGCATTAATTAATTGTCCAATATTAGTATTTAGATAGGGTAGTTCTCTGGCAAATGAATTAATAAATATAAAATAATAGGTTAACATTACGAGGCAGGTGACAAAAGTCTCGGAATCAATCTCACTGTTATTTCTAAGAACAAATAATAGAACTAATAAAGCTATATAAAAAACTATAGCACTCCCATTCAAAAGCGCAAAAAGAAGGTTATTACAATTTTGTGTTTCTAAATCAATATCTAAGTATGTTTTTTCCAATATATCATAGTCCACTATTTCTTGATCAATATTATTATTTACATATATTGAAAAAAGGTTGGAGAGTTTATCTTTTATTTCCTCATTCATATTACTAAAAAATATATCTCTGGTTCGCGACTTTTCTACACATTTTCTACCGAAAACTAAATATATTAATAATGCTATTATTGGAGAACTAAATGCCAATAAGAATAGTTTGTAGCTTTTTGTAAAAAAATATCCGTTTATAACCAAGATTGTTAGTATAGATGGGACCAACGCCGTTACAATACTCGTAACTGTGTGTTTTATTGCTCTTGGGATAAATATTATATTGGTAAGAACATCGCCTATAGAAATCTCTTTATAATCTTCGCGGTAACGTGTCAGAATATTATCATACATGAATTTTCTTATACTTAAATAGAATTGTGGATATATATAATCCTCAATATAATGTTTGGCAATATTAGCAATTTTGATTACACTCCAGAATATACAGGAGTATACAATTAATCTAATTACTAATGATTTTTGTTTATTAAATTTAGGAATGGCCTGCGATAATCGGGATATATTTTTAGATATTACTAAACTTTCAAATGGGTAAGTAAATGCTATAATTAAAAAATATAGTATAACTTTCAGTTTATTTTTCATAAAATAATCTAATGTTAATTTTAATACAAACATTATATTATAATAGATAGTTATTATATTTATACGTAGGGATTAAACCCCCTTTACTAAAATTTATATAGAACTCAGAGAGTGTGTGTACGGATTGTTATTAAATGGTTTAAGAAGAATCGGATTTATTTGTTCATCTAAAATTTTCGTGTCGTAGGTATTTTTAGTTTTACTGTGAATACTGTTACTAGTATATGAATTTATGTACATCTTACCTTTAGATGGGAGTCTATTATTAACTCCGTCAGTAAATAACCTATTTGTGTTCATATTAATTGAATCACCTCCGTTTGTTAATTTAACACTTTCTGGAGTAGGTCGGCGACCCTTAAGAGTTTTTTCTTTAGATAAATTAATATTAGAACTCATTGCGGCATCATATGTTTTAGATTTTTTATAAAACGACATTGCTCCGCCACTATATTCTATATCAGAAGTAGTCTGTCTGTTAGTGTTAGGAGCATTTTGAGGATTAGATGTGTAACCCATACCGTGACCCTGGTTCTCAGCGTGACCGGCATAGGCTATATCCGAGGTGAACTGTCTATTAGTTAATGCTATAATATCATTAGGATCGTATGTAGTTAATTTAATCGGTCCTGTTAAATTGCCTAAACGCGAATTATCTATATTAGTCTCTTTAATGGTTGTGCGAGCTATATCATTTGGATCAAATGAAATAGGTTTAGTATTTCCTTTTAAATTACCTGTATGAGAATTAACTATATTAGTTTCTTTAATTGTTGTGCGCGCGACATCAGTTGGGTCAAAGGAGATTGGTTTAGTATTACCAGTTAAAGTACCAGTATGGGAATTTTCTATAACAGTCTCTTTAATGGTTGTGCGAGCTACATCATTGGGGTCATATTCCTTTAATTTAATGGAGCCCTTTATATGCCCTGTATGTGAATTTTCTATAACAGTCTCTTTAATGGTTGTGCGAGCTACATCATTTTCATTCTTTGCTACACCATTTGGTACACCTATTTGCATATTACCTTCGGGTCTCACGTTGCCAATAAAATTTTCTTTTTTAGTAGTTTTTAAAACATCTAATAGTGGTGCCATAATTGCCTTTGCGATTGAGTTAAAATTAGTTAAGGGATTTTTTGATTCAGAGCTGGACCGTTCATTAGGTTCATTTGCTATTGTTTTACGCCCATAATCGCCGAAATCCGTATCTTTCCAAGAATTCTGTTTATGTAAATTTCTAGGACCGTCCGCTTTATAGTTATTTTTGGTAGACCTTTTATACAAAGCTCGCTGAGTTCCCGCTTTATTGGTTGGATTAGCACTGGGCGTGTAATTAACGGACTCCTTTCTATTATTATCTTTAATATAAATTGCCGGACGCTGTTCTTCTTTGATGACCGCACCTGTAGTTCTAATATAATTATCAGGAGTTTGAATATAAAATGTATCAGCCGTTCTTTTTTCGTATTTTCCCATACTAGAACGCTTATTGTTAACTTCTTTTTTATTGGTCGTGACACCATTATATGTTACCTTTGGATTGGAAGACGCCCGCAAGGCGTCTATACCTTTAGGCATAATATATTTTCTATAATCGGGGTGAAATCCACCAGACGGTGCTGCTCTGGCATCTTTTCCTAACCCTTTACCTACAGTTATTTGCTCAAACGGTAGCTCATTTTCTCTATATTGAGAAGCTTGCATTCTTGAACGAATCTCATTAAAATCTCTTTCTATACCATTGTTGCCAGAATTAGCCATCGGCGTAAATAATGGGGCACTTGATTTTTTATTTCTATAATCCGTGTTACCATTATGTGATGATAATATTGGTTTATTTGTATCTGAATAAATATTTTGCTTAACGTTACGACCAAACGATGCTTTGACATTTCTGGAAATAAAGTTGTCGGCCTCAATTGGTTTACCAGTTAATGATGATATAATAGGGTTTACAGTGCCTCGCATGGCGACATTTTTGAATGTACCTTGAGTTTCATTAAAAGTGCTATTTAATTTGGATGCCTTCCGTGCTTCATTAAAATTTCTATTTAACATATTAAAATCGGAACTATTATTAAATTGTTTGTTCATTCTATTAATATAAATGATTATTTTTTTATAATATATAAAACATTATAAATAGATAACTTTTTAATTCCATTCAGCATAATCCCCCCCGTTATATCCGACATCGCTATTATTTGGAAGACATTCATTTACATCAATAGGGTTTGGGATATGCGCACGATGATTATCCTTAACAAGAATTCTATTAGATACATTGTTTGGAAACTTTAATTCTATATTTGCTTGGGGGTCGTTACATAACCACTCCCATCTATTCCATCCGGTTCCTCTTAAATTACACGAAGGATTAGACGTTCTCGTTTCTTCTGCCGGAATAAAGCAATTTTCCCCGTGCGATAATTGATCGTCCCCCGCATGTTGACCTAATTTTAATCCGGCACATTTACCAATAACGCCTTGGCCACATGGATAACCTGTATCACACGATGATGGACATTCGGGAGTATATTTTTTAGATGGAGCATCTGACGCTTTCCGTGTAATACCCAATAATTCAGAACTGACATCTACCTGAAGACGGTTTTTAAAAACAGATACACCTTGTTTCTGGGGTATAACACTTACTGGATATGGATAGCATTGTTTTGAACTTACACCAGGTTTTTCTATATGGTATGAACCTGGTCTTTCGGATTGTTTAAGGTTTATTTGATAAGTATCTTTATCGTATGCTAATTTAGTAAAACTCATTTATATAATAAGAAGATAATAAATTATAACAAATAATTTTTTAATTTATTATAACTAATCTAAGATAATTGAACAGGATTAATATCAAGAATTTGGCAAGATGTTAAGTGAGTTAATCGCGTGTCAATTTCTACGCGCTCGTTACCCCGGGTTTCTCCTTCAATTACAACTTTTGATGATTCTCCTGTTGTACATGTGCTATTAGTACTCCCTAAACCTTTTAAGACGCTTTCCAAATCAGTTTTATTTCCTACAATTTCTGATACGGCCGGCCCCCCTAATAAACCAAATTGGTGGCGGCATTTTTTATCGCTCTCGTATTTAATAGGATTGATTATATAGTCCAGTGAACTAGTGTATTTTTGCTGTTCCTCATTTGAAACACATTTATCATACAGTAATCTATTATTACTCATTAATTATATATTATATAATAATATTTTAATTTATAAATATTATATATATTAATTATTATTCAGCATTACTATGTTTAATTATTCCGAATCCTTTACTATTAATCTGGAAGACTTCCCCCCTCTGACCCAATTTGAATCAGAGTCTTCTGGTATCAAATGTTTAGGGTGTTGAATCATTTTAATTTTCTGTAACTGTGGAACGAAGCGATCTATACTTTGACTTTTTTTCTTCTTATCCAACTGTGTATTTTCTATAAATCTCAACTTATTTTCTACAGATAAATCACACCCACCCCGTGACATTAATGGTATAGTAGCGTGTAACCGGGGATTTAATTGATGTATTCTGTTTAAATTAGTTAATCTATTTGTATTATCAGCCGTGGATTTAAAATCGCTCTCTTCTGATACTTTTCCAACTGAAGCTTTATAAAAACTGCTTGGATTTTTAAGTGAAATTGTTTTAACCTTTTCTATATTATTCTTGTCATGAAAATTAGCCATTATATATTCTGAAATTCTATTGGAATTATCAGTGTTGTATGCGACAGCGTCAGCGTCTTCGTTTAATCTTGTTAAATTGTTAATATCCATTTATATATTATAAGCGTTTTTTTTTTTATAATATATAAAATTTATTTATTTATTTATTTATAATGTCTGCTGAACTATCAAGTCGTCCTTGAACCAAAGAGGAATACATATTATTAATACATACCGAACCATTACCTTCTTTACATGTCATGGGCATTTTATATAAAAAATTGGCAAAATCTTTTTGTTTATTGGGAATAGTTGTAACAGGCATTGTATAAAATGTTCTTTGGGAATGAAGATTGTCAAAAATATCACTCTCGTCTCTATATAACCGATGATCTAATGATTTTTTAATTTTATTTTGTATAGTCTTGTCATTTAATAAATTAGATAGTTTCCTATCAGTATTTTGATAGTCGTTTTGTAATATATTAGCAGTTGGATTATTCGCAGAGGGCTCAACCAGAACGGAAGAATCGTAATTTTCTATATTTTTATTATATTTTTCATTATTAATTATATAGGTTATGATAAATGCTAAAACTATTAAAATTATATAATTGTAATTTTTAGTGGACAACACCAATAAAAGACTAAGGTATATAATAAACCTTACACTTGAATTTAAATTTTCATTAAGCGTAGCATTTTTATTTGGGATAAAATTTAATAATTTATCTTTTTTTACTAGAATCGTAATATCGTCATACCAAAATGTATCATCTGTTTTAATATCCATGTCTATTAATATTAATACTTATTTTTTTTCATATATTCAATTTAAATTCAACTGTTTCTTTTTCTTTTTTCTTTTTTTCTTAACAGGGACATTACATCCTTCTATTTCATTTACCAGTTCGTCAATATCTTTTAAATTACCTGTATCTAAATTTTTTAATTCATCCTCTAATATTTTTTCCTGAAGCATTAAAAGTTTCTTCTTTTCTTCTAATTTTTTTTTTAAGCGTTTTTTTGTTTCGTTGGAAGACATCGTCCTTTCCATATTTGTTTTCATATTTCCTTTTTGCGCGCCTGTCATATTTCCCATATTACTCATGAGATTACTGAATAAACTTCCTAAATCTCCCATACCTTCTAAACCCTCTAGTCCCCCCATATTACCGGGACTACTAAAATTTTTCATAAGACTTTCGGCGTCGGACAATAAATCAGACTCTTGAATAGCTCCGTCACTTAATTTATTTTGTATTTTACCAGTAATATTTTTAACCAGATTAACTATACCAGTTTCGTCGTTATTTTCATCAAAATTGCCACTCATTAAGTCCTTAAGTAAGGACACTGGGTCATCTAAATTAATAGCATTAGTGTCAATTTCTTGAGCTATCTCCTTGGCTAAATTACCTATTGTTCCATTAAAAATCTGAGGTAACTCATATGACATATTTTTACCGTCATCTTCATTATCTCCATCAGCACCATTTTCCTCGCTAATTTTACCATGATTAAATTTATTTGTTAAACTATTAATTATATTTAATAGTGTTTTAGTATCACTATCCAAGTTATGATCATCAGAAGAAACGCCCTTTAAATCTTTGATAATACTTTTAATATCAACCTGTTTAATATGCTCGTACGCAAATATATATAAGGTGTGTAAATAATTCCAAATAACCGATCTGTCTTCATCAGTTAAATTACTATTCCAAATTTTATTAAAATCAATGTTATCAAGAATAGTATTTTCTTCTGAAAATATTATTTCATCTTTATTAGCGATATCATTACTGAATTTACCACAATTTTTATAAAATATATTTAAATATTTATCACCAGGATCAGTAAAATCATAATGTTCTAAATAGTTTTCATCGACATTTATTTTAGTTAAATTTCGGATAAACTGTTCTAAATTTTTATTAAATTTTTCCATACCTATGTAAATAATATTAAGGCGTATTTTTAGATTATTTATTAATTCATATTTCTGTTGATTTTTCTTTTAAATATTGTTGCGTTAAGTATTTTTCACTTAGTAAATTTAATACATCAAAATATGTCCATATAATTTCTTTTTCGTCTTGGGTCAATTCATGCCAATTATTTTTTAAATTTTCTATAAATAATAAAGCCTCGTCATTATTTTTTCCTAAATTTAAACTTTTCGCCATTTCCTGACCTTGTTCAAGTTTATCGTCCTGTAAAAAAAAATCTATATTCCTATCTTTAACTAATTGAATAAAAGAAATATTATTAACATTTTTTTTTAAGTATATTTGTGTAATATAAAACTCTGTTAATTTACGGGAATTATGACTTTTTAATGCGGTTAATGTAGATCTAGCCAATGATAATTTTTTATCATAAGGAAAACGATTACACAATGTTGACACCAAGTTACATATCTGGTCGGCTATTTTTTTATTATAACTCATTTAATTATACATAATTAAATAATTTTTAAATACATATTTTACACAGTGATATTAAATATATTATTTATCTAATATTCATATTTTGCCTTGACGATTGTAATTCCTGAAGACGCGAATCAAAATTACTACCCTTTTTAGGGGGCATACGCTGGGTAGTTACCGTACTATTTTTAGAGTCAATAAATTGATAACAAAAGTCTATTGGTTCGGGATTATTCTGTATAAAGGAATAACTGTCAGATAAGTTAGAACTCATTTCAATAGGATTAAAATCTAAAATATTTTCTAATCCATTTGTAGAAGTTTTTATTGCGGGTTTTTTATCTAAGTTTTTTATTACTTTTGCTGGTGCCTGAAAGTTTGGCTTAGCCGCGCCACCTAATTGAGGACCCGCCTTTACTGAATTTGCCGAACTCATATACATTGTAATTGCTTGACCGAATATAGGCATACGCCCTTTCACTAATACAGCTGGAACGGATGTTATAATGGAAGGGATTTTTCTATTACTATCTATACAAATTTTTATAAATTGATCTAATTGGTTATTTGATAACAAAGTTTTCCATAAATTTTGGCAATTTTTACAAGTTTTTGAGTAAAATAATATTGGTTTCATTTTTATTATAAAATATAATTATTCTTAAGTTTTTACACAATAATTAAGTTTTATAAATTTGATTTAAAAGTTATTTTCTTATTATTATACAACAAACATGGAAATTACAAATTTCAGTCAACGATCGGTAAATATTAATGGAGAAACTGAAACTCCTAATACCCAACAAGCGGGTTTTGATGTAAGTGAAGAATATATATACAAAACACATTTTGATATTAAGAATATAGGAACGCCTCTGGCCAACAGTATCCGACGCTCCCTTTCTACACTATGCCCAACTATAACATTTAATAGCGAGGATATTCAAATATTAGAAAATACAACTGCTTTACATAACGAATTCATTATTCATCGTTTAGAATTAGTTCCAATATGTAGCGATAACAGTGTTACAAAGGAATACTTTAAACTTAAAACATTCTATGACACCAAACTATCAAAAAGAAAATGGGAATTTATCGATCAAACAAAAACCCCTAAATTTATAATTAATACACACTTATCCACCCCAACATTAAAGGATAGTGCTACATTAAATAATATACGTAATATTACCACGGATTCCTTTATTGTATCAGATACCGATGGGCAACGTTTACCAACAATTAATTTTTTCAAAAAAGACATCCATACCAATGACCCAATTTTAATTAATTGTGTTAAGGTAAATTTAGACGGAACAAATAAAAATGCTTTACATTTAGAAGCAACACCTATTCCTGGATTTGGTAAATTAAATACGAGAAACGATCCCACAGGAACAGTAGAATATCAATTTAAAATATTACATCAGACTAAAATTGACGAAATTTGGGTAAAAAAACTAGAATATCTAAAAAAAGACCGGGTACTTAATGAATTAACCCCATATACTGAAAAAGAACTTAGTAATCTTAAAAGCACATATGACTTATTAGATAAATATCGGTTATATGAAACTAATGACGGTGGTGGGGCGAATCATTTTGAATTCACAATTGAAAGTATTGGGTTCGTATCATCTAATAGAATAGTGTTTGATTCTGTTAAACATTTGGAATTATGCGTTGATGATTTAATTAATAGTTTTAAATTTAAAAAGTCCTCAGACTCCAGCAATTTCTATACATTTAATAAAACTTTTTCAGACCGAATCAATGTACGGAAATTTAAGCATACAAATATTAATGAGGGTTGTTCTATTACGATTAAAGACGAGAATCATACTATAGGAAATTTAATTCAGGATAAATTGCGTAGTAAATTTCTCATTGATATTAATAACTTGGCGGACACGTCGAAATATTTAAAACTGGCCAATTATAGGATGAATCATCCTACTATAGAAGAAATAGAGATTATGATGTCCGCTAAAGAAAATATGTCATCTACTATTGTAAAAGAACTTTTGGACATTTATATTAAAACTAATGTAGATCCAGATGGTGAAATAAAATTAAATAATAAAAATAGGACTATTTACTTTTCGGTGTATTTATTAATTGAAGCGTTGAAAGCTATAAAAATAGATATTTCAAAATTTCTTGAGTTATTTAGCGAACATAGTGGAATTAAGGAACCTTCTTATACTATTATCTAATTATTTATACAATAACGTGTATACATATGGGCAATCTTTTCTTAGCAGGGTATTTTTTACATTATCGGAATCTATTTTAAATAGTATGTTGTTTCTATGAATTTTTTTATAAATTTTATGGACATCCCCTAATATTTTTTTATATTTAGACGGAGCATCATCTATTGTATTGCGTTTAGAGCAAAAGATATTTTTATAGAGTTTGTATAATCTGTCTACTAAACTATTAATATCATCAGTGACCTGTTTTTTTATCACGTCATATTCAGGGAAATAGAACAAAAGATCTATAATATTATCAGTATAATAAGCGCTTTGTAATATAATATATTTAATATCTGTCTGATTTTTCACTAATTTTAAAGGCACTTCATACGATGGGTTTATTAAACTACATCTGTAGTCCCTATTATTGGAATATAACATAAATCCTCTATCTGCCCAGTTTAATTTAATCAACTCCCTATTCAAATCCCTATAACTATTAATTTTTAATGTATTTAAATCATTTAATTTAAGTATATTTGGTTTCTTAATACCTATATCAAAATATATTTTTTCACCGGTAATATTATTTTGAGTTTCAATATGATATAACTTCTTTTTTTTAATATTACTTACTAATTTATTTTCTGGAACTTGTAACAAAAAACTATAAGTAAAATTGATATCTAATACATTCTTATCGATAACACATAATTTGTCAAAATACTGCCTAAAAGATTTATTTCCTCTGAATTTAGAATTTTCAGCATTAATACAGAATTTAGTTGATACGCTCCATAGATTATTGTGATAATATAAATTTATTAACGTACCTTCCAAGTTTTCCTCAATAACGCAATCTTTAACCGGAACCTTCGCAATGAACTCCTCAAAACTTAATGTGCCTGTATTTGAGTGACATACGACCTTTTTAGTATTTTTATCTAAAATTAAACCCCTACAAGTTCTTATATCAAGGTCATCGTATTTATTTTTATATTTAAATATAACTAAATTATCAAATTCTTTAATAACTATATTTGTTTTTTTCTTCCTTATAATATCTAAAGATTCCCTAATATCATGAGACAGAGAATCTAAATATTTAATAAATTCATGAGGCATTTATATAACATATATATATATATTTTCTTTAATTGATTATAAATATCTTACTTGATTTTTTTTTATAATTAAAATATGAATGTATAATAGATGAGTCTGCTGAATAAATTGGAGCAATTATCTAATAAAGAGAAAGTATTTATTTTTTGTAATAATGAGAAAACACCAATATTATTTTATACTAAGATTATTTCAACTTCTGCGGAACGCAAATTTGTAGTGTTCGAATCAAAAAAACATGTCAAAATAGGAGTTAAAATTATCCACAAAGACATTAAATATTCTAAATTTAATAAAAAGGCTAACTGTTTAAGTATCACGAATTTGATTAGTGAGAAAAATGAGATTGAATTTGGGGCGTTATTATTGAAAACTAAAATATCTAAACAAAAAGAATTAGAAAAACAACTAACTATAAAAAAAACACTTATATCAACTATAAAAGTTACTTCGGGTAATTACACTATAAATAGCGTTAGAACTACATTAAAACAGGAATTAAAGACTTATATAAAAAAATTGATTGAAATAGATAAGATATATAGGGGTTTTGTAGAACTTTTAGGTAATGAAAAATCTAATTATTCGTCACGCGACGCGCATATATTTGTAGATTTAATACCTAATAAAAAAAAACTTTTAGAAATTCAAAAAATTATTAATATAGAATACCAGCCTATACTTAAAAATTTATTACAAAATAATTTTAATTTAACTAATATATCTCCTGTTGTATTAGATAAAAAAAAAATCTTTATACGTGATGATCATGATAATACTATACTAAAAAAAACTAATGAACAATTAAACAATACATTTTTAATTAAAAATTTATTAACTAAGCATGACGATGCTATTAGCGACGATATTGGCGATATAAGCTTAGAATTAAATATAGGTAGGAATTTCATTAAACGATCAACATCTGAAAGTAGTGTAAAAACATATATAGATTATATTAGAAAATTAAATGGACACGAGGGTATCAGTTTAGAAACAACTCTGGATAAGGAATTTACAAAATCTTCACCCGGTAAAACAATATCTTATACTCCCCCCCATTTAAGTTATTTACTACCAGAAAGAGGTTATATTAAAGACCAATTTTATCCCATAACATTAAAAAATACCACTACTTTATTTAGACATAGTTATAACTCTGATAATAAATTAAATACCGCCTGCGCTTCTCTTAAATTTGACGAAGAAGGTAAATTTACTCTTACTCACGAGGATTCAAATAAAATAATTACCCGAAAATCTAACGAGGCAATTTATTCTTTAAAAGATGTCTATGATGATATTAAAATAGGTAACACCAAAACCTGTAATGGAACTAATAAATCGGGAGATATTTTTTATTTAGGAAAAGATTTTAAGAGTAGTGAACTTAACAAATCTCAAAGTACGCCGCCGCAAAAAATACCTATATACGAGGGTGAAAAGGTATATGTAAGTGGGTTTTTTATACATAGTCCAACTGAATCCAACAGAGTTATTGGTGGAAATGAAATATATGATTTTGAAAAAAATTCAAAAAAATACGCGTCATTATATTCTAATTATAAAACTTTAGTTGATATTAAAGATCCTCGAATAAAACCTAAACCAATAAGAGTTATTGAAAATATAGCGAATTTTTCGTTAGTTAATCATTCTAATTACGACCCCGAATATGACTATTTTGTATTAATTGGGTCAGTTGATCCAAGTGAAACTAAAAATAAATTAAATAAAGATCAATGGGACCAACATATTAAAAGTATTTCTCCCTCACTTAAGCAAATTTTTAATATTCTTAATTCTGAATTAGAACATATAAGAGGCGTGAAAGATGTGGAAATATTATTAAATAAATATTATTTCAGTTTTTCTCAATTCCCTCAAACTCCATTTATTAATATTTTAAAAAACAAAATATATCAAAATAATAAAATAGTAAAAGAGTTATCTAATGAGCATTACAAAAATATGTTAAATCTTAGAAATCAATCAGAAATTATGAATACTTTATTTAGAGAATTACTTCAGAATGAAGAAGATGTATACCCATTTTTAGATTTTTTAAATAAATATACTTTGAAAAAAACCTTACATAAAAAACTTTTAAAAAAACTTTATGGATTTATCAGTGGGAAAAAACTACGAAGTAATGTAAATATTGAAGAACAGCTATTAAAATTAGTTTCACGTAATTTTAAAAACAATTTATTAAATAATTTAGACGCAGATGTTTATAACCAAATAAAAAAATACTATAATAAACTTAACAAAAGTAATTTGGTTTACCAAAATAGTAAATTTTGCCCCCGGACAATTGAGTATATATCCAATAATTCTGCTAATGAATATTTATCTAAAAATATTTTAAAAGAAATCATTGAATTGGCAAATTTATATAAAATTAGACGTATTATTAAAGAAGAAGAAGAAAAATATAATTTTAACATGGAGAAAAAGATTGCCGCTATGGAAGACGAAATTAAAGCAATAACCTTTACTTATAACGAAGAACGCGAGCGACAAGTAGATTTTTTAAATAGATGTAAGGGTATTCGTATTGTTAAAGAGTATAATTCTATAAAAAAAGTCAATAGTGATAATATAGGTGACGTATATAGAGATTTAAAATATGATACATTATACTCTGATTTAAAAGTTTTATTTAATATTGTAGGGGAAATTCCCACCCCAAATTCTTCAGGCATACGGCAACTTAAAGATATTAATCCTGATATTAAGGATGCTTTTGAGAATGCTCTTGTAAAAAAATATATATATATGGATAAAAATAGCATTAATCTGAAATTTTTAGAGACAATAGAGTTTTATGATAAATTTAGATTTAATGCGGCGGATACTAATTTGGAGGATATATTAAATTTAATTGACAACTATGACGAAGACAATAAGAAAATGTTTTATAATTTGTCTATTTCAACTTATCCGTTAAGAAATGCTATTAAACCAGATGATATAGCATTATTAGAAACCCGTGAGAATAAGTATTTATTTAAAAGAAGTGGAACTATTTGGCATATTGTAACCGAAGAAGAATTTACCGGGACAACCAAGGCCTTTATATACGATGATAAAAATATATTAAAATTAAAAGTTGATGAATTGGAAAAATTATTTACAAAAATTCAACCACCATCCGCGGGCGATGGCTCGTATTGTATAAATGTAGAACAATATTCAATTCCCATAGATTTATATAATTTAATATCAGATATATCAAATAAGCGACTTTTTATAAAAAATAGTCAAATTATCCTGAAGTATAAGGCTACAATTGAAGATAACATTGCCGCCAAAATAGCAGATGTAGAACAAAAATTTAAACTCCAGTCATTAAAAATAAAAAAACAACAAATACCCCACGATATAATTACAAAAGCACGTAAACCATCTCTTATACCGAAGACAGTTATAAATAAATACTTAGATATATTTAAAATCAAGTCATTTGATGATCAAATGGAGAGATTACTAGAATTTGTAGAATTTTATGGCATCAACTATTGTTTAAATGATTCCTGCGAAGAATCAGAAAAATCATCAGATACCTCAAACTCTTACTATTATAATTCTAGTAAATTTGTAATGAAATTATGCTGTAAACACTACATGTGCTATAAAGATTTTAACCATAAAACTAATGAGGAACGAAGTGAAATTTTAGAGCAAATTAAGTCTGATTATGGTGTTGTATCAGAAGATCATCATATATGTAAATTATGCGGCGAAGCAATTGACACTATTAAAGATAGTTCATTTGAGGGATTTGACAGGTCAAATGCACTTATTACGTTTAGAGAAGCAGTTAAGGACGAGGGAGAAATAGAGTTATATGAAGAGGATTTATCTATTCGCAATGAAAATGAATTTTATAATACTTATACTAAAAAACCTGAAATTTTGGCCTTGAAATATATTATAACCGAATTAGGTATTTCGTTAAGTGATACCGATTTTAAATTTATTTTAACAGAGATAGAGGGTTTATCCGCAAGCAAATTATATGATAATTTCATTAAAACTAATGTAATTAAAAAATGTATGATTAAAATTTTTAAGTTTACCCAATCTCTTAACTCGAAAAAGAGTTCCAAAGATACCGACGTGAAAAAATCAAAAAAGAAGAAAAAGAAAAAGAATAAGGGGACTCAAGTAGGCGGCACCATTATAGATACTAAACTTAATGAAACTGAGTTTGAGAGATTAAAAAAAAGCAAGTTTGTAAAGGAGGTTGAGCAAAAAACCCCAGATGATTATTCTGATTTGGAAAAACGCTTTACGAAAGGTCTTCAGGGAGAAATTAATAAATTTAATCTGAAAAATCCACATAACATAATTCCGGTGGACGATAATTTATTGTTGAAAAATATCGGCGATGTAAATCGGTTATTACAGTTTTTAACTAAAAATTCTGATACAAACATAATGATAATTGTTTTATTGGCCAATATCCAACAGTTATTTAATATGTATATCAGGGGGTATAAATTTATTATGGCGCTTAAATATTTAACTGTGATTTTACAATATAGTTTACCAGAATATAAAATAAATCCATATCTAATGATTTCTAAGATTCCTTCATTGAGAACAAGTGGAAAAAACTATTTAATTCAAAATTTATATTATAGCAGGGATTATATTATAGACAGTATCTTTAAAATTATTGAAAATACATTAAGCAATAAAAAGACTTCAACGGGGTTCTATATAAAAAAAATCATTTCAATTTTTGATAATATATTAGGGGGCGGACTTAAATTCTCACCTATTCCACGAGGAAAGGTCTCAAAAGAAACTAAAAAACAGATGTTTTTGAATAATTTAATTATATTTGAAAATCTAGATATAGGCAGTCTCGGTGGAAAAGCTAATAAATTACGCGCAATAAAAACTTTTTTTATGGATAAAATCAAAACAGAAACTGATAATATTATAGTTCAGGTGGAGTTTATTAATAATCTAAAAGTTAAACGTTTGTCTTACGAACATGAACGCGAGTTTAAGGAAGATTTTACATTAAAATGGAATGAATTTTTACCTGTAATAGACACTGGTAAAGTAAACCGTGTAGATTTGTCGGATACCTATGAGATTAATCAAACAACCGTCGTATCAATATACGAATTAAACAAGCATTTAACTAAATTATGTAACAATTACATTTTCTTGATTAACGAATTACTCAACATAGTAAGCACGCCGGAAGATATGACATATTATAGCTATACGTCTTCTACGACTTTTAGTAACATTATTTTATCCTTTACAGACTATTTTAATATAGAAAATTTTGAAACAAATAAAATTGGATACCCTTTATATTTAGAAGAAGAGCCTCTTATAAAAACACAATTTGTAGATAATATTACCGAGTTACAAAAAATTTTGGTTCATATGAATATATTAAATACCAAATTGAGTTATCAAAAAAATGTGATATCATCCCCCATATACATTATAACAAACAATAATAACTATACGCGCAACCTTCAAGAATATACCAATTTTGAAATTTTATATGAAGACAAACCACTAATTTATTATATAAATAGATTAAAGTTGTTATTCACGACTTATTATATTAATAAGGGCCAGCATTTAAATCCAACTGACACGAATATTATATATAAAAAACGTAGTTTTAAAACGATTAAAGATAGCCATTATGACGTAGTTACTGATCTTTTAAAAGAACAAATAGAAAACTCAAGTTCTGATGAAAGTGGTGACCCTCCACCGTTTAATTTAATAAACAGGTATACAGAATTAATAGCGGACCGACGAAATATAATAGTGGATGAAATTTTAAAACAATCGCCGGACGAAGAACTGGGTGATACTGAAATATTTTTTAGAGGCGACCACGAAGGAGTCTATAATATAGATATAGAAACTGGGGAATTTAAGGAAAAAATAGAGTATAGTATTGAAAGGGAATACCTCCAAAAAGATATACCTACAGTAAAATCTGTAATTGAAATTATTGAAAGCAAAATTTATAAGATTTACGATAAATGTGACCTGGAAGTAACTTTCACGGAAGATATAACCTTTAAAAATAATTATATATTAACTATTAGTAAAATAGATGTTTTTCTTCAAAATTTATTTACGGATAGGGGTGAAGTAGACGATACTGTTGGTAATCTAACTGATATAATCAATATAAGTGACGACGAGGCAGAAATTATGACAAATGATTGGAGTGAGTTAAATGGGATGAAATTCGCTACCAGTATTGGCGTTATACAAGAATCAGCATTAAATAACTTAGGCGATAATACTAAAACTTTATTTACTGAAATTTTTATTGAAAACAATCATCAACTAGAAAGTTTTTATATTGAGAAATTTGAAGAAATAGCAAATGACCTGCGTATAATTTTATTTGAGGATGAAATTGAACAGGAACAATTATTTTATAAAAATAAATTTAAATCCGATAACCAACAAACCACCCTGAGTATATTTATTTATTTATTAAAATTCCTAATGTGTAAGAGTTTAATGATCTATAAGAATTATAAAAATAATATTTTAACTGATGTTATTAATGAAAGTTATGATACTAAATTAACTTTAGATACCGAAGATGCTAATAATATTTCGGAAATTTATCGCAATAGATATATCACAATGGATGGGTTGGATTCAATTTCTAATTTAGATAGTTATATGATTAAATATGATGAGATTTGTAAAAATATATGTGTTGTTATTGATCTAATAAATGAAAACGATGTATCGTTAAAGCATAATATAATTTTGGTTAAAGATTTAACTCTTAAATTATTATACACTGTAAATACATTATTCGCTGATAACATTGGTTATATTGAAATTGTTAATACATTATTTAGTGATGAAGTAGCAAGTATTTTTGAAACATTTAAAACACGAGAATATGACATTCAAAATTATATGAATATTAAAAAAACGAAGGGCAATCAAAATAGGAAGCGACAATTTGACAAAAAAAGTGACGAGGATAAACTTTCACATAAATTATACCGTCGCTTTAATTTAGGTAAAATTTTAGATTTAAGTGACAATGTTTATAAGGAAACGACGACCGCTGCGGAACCAGATGACGCAGGCACAGGATATGACACTTTTGACGGAAATGCCGATTTTTGAGTAATTTATTATCTTTAATAATAACAATGTTAAATATTAGATTTTCAACATTGTATGTTATTGCGATTTATATTGCGTTGAGTTACATAATATGGACTTATAAACCCCAGTTATTTTTTACTAAAGATGGCGAGATGAAATCCTTTGGATTGGGGCAAGACCAAACGGTGTTTTATTACCCAATGATATTAATATTTTTATCTATTATAGTATTTTATATATTTGAATTAAATAATTAAAAGATAATGTTATACTATAATAAATAATGGCTGAAGATAAAGTTACACTTGAAGAGTTAATTCCAGGTAGGACTGGTAATTTTTGGGATGGAATATCAGGATTAGGTTCATTAAATAGATTAGACTGGAGCGCAACAATTGAGACAAAATTTATGCTCCCACGCAGAATCGCACTGGTAGATTATACAGATCTTTTAAAAGGTCATACCGTAGATGAAGGGGCTTCAATGTTTTCATTGGAATCAGAAACATTTATAACTTTTGTTAACAAAAATTTTCTTCCAAATTTTTATCAACCCACAAGTATAATATGTATTTATACTGATAAACCTAAAGGGGGGGATCCCGATGACGATGAAGAAGATGAGGAAGGAGGAGAAAGTGACTATAAACCATTTATTACAGCAATTTTAGATCTTGATGGTGATAAAGAAAATTCCAGTACAATTGCCGAAAATATTTTTAGCGACTTACTTAATTTAAATAAAATTTCAGATATTACTGGAGACGAATATTATGAAAATTTAAAAAAAGATTTATTAAAAATTATAGAAAGAGTCACAGATATTAATTTAGTTTTAACGATACTCCCTAAAAAATATGATATTGATAAAATAAGTATATTAGTTGGGAGTAATTTTGATAATAATAAGAATACAATAGGTTTAAATATATATTCGGATAAATATTATACCAATTCGGGTGCTGGTAGTCCTGAAAAATTAGATATAAATTTATTAACGTTGTTAGAAGAGAAAATTGGAGGTAAAAAACTTAAGTTAGATTACAACTTAAAGAACGTGAATGAGGTATTTGAAAAAATTAATAGTCCTGTGCCATCTGTTATTGCCAAAGAAATAGTTATTAGTCCGGACCCAGTGTCCAAACTTATAGAACTTTGTAATGGAAAAGAAATAACTGATCATTATTTTTCAGATTGGGATAAAATTGAAATTGAACAAATAAAAAATACGAAAATGAACACCTTTCTCGTGGAACCAAAAACAACCAATAAACATAACAGAAAACTTTTAAGTTATAGTAAAGAGGTCGATAAACCTTCGCGTTTTGCGGGATATTTTAGGCAATTAGGCGATGAAGAGTGCGAAATTATTTGGGACCCAGAGTGGGAAGTAAAATATATTATTGATGATGAGACCCAATACAGCGACCCCTCAGATGTAACGAGTGACGATATTGCGGTAAAGGCAGATTCAATACAAGACTCGTATTCGGAGCAATTAAATAAATTACATAAACTGGGTTCTTTTGAGAAGGAAATAACTAAAGTAATAAAGGGCTATAAGATGTATAATCTTCAGGGCGATCAAGGTAATTGCCTTTTTTATTCATTTGCTAATTCCCTTATTATATCAAATATAATTAACTTTGAAGAAGATTATCCTGATTTAATTCATGTTGATACCTTTGAAAAATTACAAAACGAAAATAGATTGCGACCAGTTTATAAAATTTTAGCTAATAAATTAAAGATTTTGAGCCACGATATTATTGAGGCGTCTTTTCATGATCTCGGCACACATATTAAAGAAAAAAATGACTCTGGGACACTTCGGGGTTTTCTCTCTTCTACTGATACACTATCAACTGATCAACAGATATTAAAAGAACGTTATGATGACAGGGAATCATTAGTGGAAATAAATGATAGTTTGGGCGGCGAAGCGAGAGAAGCAGAAATTAAAATTCAAGTTAGTAATTATTTACAAAAGTTAAAAAAAAATAAATTTTCAGGAAGTTCATTAGAATTTGAGGCGTTGTGTGCTTTTTTTAATATTAACGGTGGAATACTAACTATGACAAATAAATCCAAACTTAGTAAAAAAAATATAGATAAAACGCACGTTCTAAAAAAATTTATTTTAGATGGGGTTCAGTTAGATAATAGAATAGACCCGGTTCCCGCTGATGACCTGAGTGACAAAACAATTTATTTAAGTTTAATAGATAATCATTATATTAGCACTATACGATGGGCGGATTTTAGAAAAACAAGTTACAATTATTTATTTCAAAACAATGAACTGGAAGTAAGTATTAATTACCCAAAGGGAACTTATAATAAACTTAAAGTTACCGACTTTCATATGGGTTCTACTATGGCAGCAATTATTAATAATACTTTTTTAGAGGGTTGTCATAACTATATACAATGGTTATTTCCTAACATGCAAATTTCGGAACAAGTACAAAGTGCCCAGAGACACATTTATTGGAAAGGTAATGGACCTTTGGAAGTTAATAATCAATTAATATTAAACAGCGACGATGTTAAATTTATTAAAAGTACTGGCGGAGATACCGCAAAATTAAATAGTATCAAGTCGTTAATGACTATTATGAAATTTTTTGGGTTTAAATTTATGGTTGTATCTGATACAGACACTAATGATTTAGAATTAACGGATTATCCTAATTTTGAGAAGAAACTGCCATATATTACATTAGAACGATTGTCCGACGATGAATATAAAGAACGCTTTACTAATTTATTAGAAAAATCTCATAATTATAGTCGCATATCCCGTATTTTAAAATATTTTAATGTAATTGGATTAAATAAATTAAGTAAGATTATTTTAGATAAGTTAACATATGAGATAGAAGGCGATGCGGGTGAATTAAAAGGTAATGATGAAATACAACGGTCTCTTACTAAATTTTGGAAAAATATTTATTAAATAGTAAATTATTTTTTTTCTCACCCATATATTATAAAATGGTGAAGACAATCGGGACAAGAGCAAAAGTATGGCATGGCACTGCCGAAAAAACAGCGGGGGGTTTAAAAAAAGGCGACTTAATGAAGAATAAACGTGGTGAAATTGTATCAAAAAAAAAACATGCGTTAGGTCTCAAAGCACTTAAACATTTACACAACGCTGGTTATATCGCCGTAAAAGGTAAATTCGGAACTAAAAAACAAGCGACAGTAGCGAAGACGGCACGACCCGCCGCAAAGAAAGTTAAGAAAGTTAAGAAATCCAAAACATTGTCCAAAAAATTATTTGAGAAAGCCGATACCAATAAAGACAACGTTATTGACTACGCGGAATGGATCAAGGCGCTCAAATAAATATTATAACATATAATATTAATGAAAAAAGTATCATTTAACAATATTGTAACTGTTAAATACTACTCTGTAAATAAAAAGAAACGCATCAATTATAAAAATATTTTTAAAATTATTATGATTTTAATAATTAGTCTCGGACTTCTATATCTTTATTTATAGATTCAGGAACCTTTTCTAAATACTCATTATATTTTTTTAAATTATTAACCATACCAGTATAACAACGCGAGCACACCTTTTCTATAGACTTATCGTAATTTCGTCTTGTTATCCAACTTAATGCTAAAAATATATATATTAAGGCACCTACATATTTAGCAATTTTGTCATGTTTTATAAAAATCTGTATAGGTTTGTTTAGTAAAGATATATATGATAATAATCCATAAATTCCCACAGAAATACCGGATGTAAGAATACCGTGAAATACACTTTGTGCTTTCCCTATTTTTTTACATTTTTTTTTTGATGCGGTTGTTGATATATATATACCAAAAATAAAAGACAATGTTCCCAAAAAAATCATAGCGTTAATATTATTGGGTAAAATAAAACTTATACATGATACTACTACTATTGTAAACAAAAGGCAGAACGTTGATAGTTTTTTTTTCATTATTATAATATTAAGATAATAATATGAAACCTGAACTTGATAATATTTCAGATATTTCAAATGAAATTAACTTATCAGTAATACATAGAAATAGTATAATATTAAATTTTATATTAATTGTAATATTTTTCACCGCCATAGCACTATGTATTTATATATTTCGCGACGATAAAAAAAAAAATACAAAAAATTATATATTAGGGAAACTTTTATTTATTAAGAGAAATACTTAAATTATTTAAAATATATATATATAGTAGATTATGTCCCAAAAAGATGAAAAAAAGAAAAGAGATTACCGAACAGGGAGAATTACTATTAAAGAAGCAAGGGATAGATTCCATGAATATTACGGCGACGATAAGAGAAATTATAAAACTCCTTTAGGAGCGTTCAGGGGTATGTTGGCGGACATGATGTATACAAAAAAGGACAGGTTTTTAATAAAATGTAATAACACTACCACATACGATAAAAAGAATGACATAAAACCAGGTGAATGCGAAAAGGGGTCTGTAAAATATTTATTAGAGTCTGGTCCTAAAACATTTGACGCTCAGCATGTAGACGCCTTTGAAGATGGTCAGGAATTTTCTTTAACAGACCCCGACGGTGAAATCAAGAAGTTCAAAGCACGGGGGCACACCAAAAGAATACCTGTAATTGACGACGCTGAGACTGAAATAGCAGGACCACGAGTAGGCGGTGAAGAATTATATAAAGGTTATTTCAGAAAGCAACTTTTATCACGTGGTAAAAAAGATATGACTCCCGGGGGACACGGTGGTTTAAAAGCTGTTCGCACACGGGATAATCCCGGAGGGGATGGGAATCAGTTGGTAGATAGATATTGGGATGAATATCAAAAACAAAAAGATGCGGGGTATATTAAACCGGAATATGAAAGAAAAAATAAGAAAAAGGTGGTTATTGAAGAAAAACCCGAATTGTTATTAAAATTTACAATTGGGTCAGATGATTATTATTCAGCAGATGAGATGCAGTTTATAAGAAAACCAAAAAATACTGATAAAATATATAAACTTTACCGGAAAGAAGGCGAGTTATTAATACATAACGGGACTGAGTATTTAAACGAAAAGGCTGATGATATAGAATATTTTTCACAAATATATTATCTTCAAAAATTAGGCATACTATCAAGTCCCCCTTCAGTTATAAAATTTAACGAAGATCTTAATGGTGTTAAATTATTTAACCTTAAATTAAAGAAAAATAAACGCACTAAAAAAATTTTATTAGATATTATCTTAAACGTTTCTACAGGGGGAATAAGTTATGATGAGGAGGTCTTATCAAATAAAAAATTTAAAAAATGGTATAAAGAATGGATGGCGACGTCTGTAAAAGTTCCCAATATATTGGATTTTTGGACCACATATCCTTCCGCAAAAAAATTAACTTCAATGATGGTTGAACCAATTAAAGTTATACAATCTGGCGGGGTCTCATACACTGATATGGAATACGAATATTCATCCTCTATAGATGATTATTCTATTTGCTCTTCCGATGAAGAATAATTAATGAAATATTAAATATATAAGTATTATATATATTTATATACTTATGGGGGATAGTAATTTACTTCAGTTTGATAAATTTTTAAGAAATAGTATTTTACGCGATTTAAATTCTAAAAATAAAATTTTAGATATAGTTAAGACCTTTTATAATTTAAAACGTAAAAATGAGCAATTTATATTAAATCCCAAAAAAAAAGTTAGAATAATACCCGATTTTAAAGCTCTTATAGAACCTGACTATGATGAAGAATCCAATCCAGGGGACGTCATCAAAACTAATTTACCGTTAAAGTTTGAAGAAAATAATAATAATTTAAGACTCTTTATTAGAGATAATAAAAATACTAAAAATATTATTGAGATAAATATTAATTTAGATTCAAAAAGTTCCAAAACTTCACAAATACCAAATGTTAAAAAGGAAATGTTATTATATAAAATTAATAGTGTTAAAAATAAAAAAACGTTGATTGAGATTATGCCCCCTAATTCAGAAAAAGACCGCGAGTTATCCGAATTAAATGATCATTGGCATGCCTTAAAAACACAAGTGGAGAAATTTACAAAAGATTACTCTAAATTTATAGAGAATGAAAATATTAAAAAGACTATTTTAAATGATTTTCATTCAGATATTATAAAAAACAATAATCAAACAGAGTTGATTAATTTTGAAAATAATTTACTAATATCATCTATTATAAATTCACATACAGGTAATGTAACTAATACAATACAGTATTACATAACTATTTATATTTTAATAAGTCAGTATAACAAACGGTTATCCCTCATTACCAATAAACCCATTATAAATAATTTAATAGGGTCAGTTGTCTATAATAAGGGTGTTGAAATTAACGGGGGGAATATTTTTATTGTAACCAAAAAGGTATCTGATTCATTGGTTACTATTATTGATATTAACGGCAATATATCCAAAGTTAATATAGACGCGTATGCGAAAATTTGTGATAAACTTAAAATAGAGGACGAGGATTCAGTCAACATAGCATATAAACCTCATATAGATAAAACAGACATTCTTATAACTAAAAATATTCTTGATAAAAAATTTAAATTAAAACATAACGGAGACATACAGTATATTGAAACTAAAAATAAAAATAGTAACTCTTATGATGATATTGATAAGGAGTCATCTATTATTGAAAAAATAACCTCCCAGGAAGTTATAAAATGTCCCGAATATAAATTAATTAAAACTCTTCAATCGTTGGATACACTAATATCAGCGGAGAATGAAGGTACAATATATATTCACCCTAATATATTTCATAGAGATGTCGGCGAGGGATATATTAATTCTAAAAAACAAGGCGTTTTTGTTAAAGAAGATTGCGGTGGGTGTAACTTAAATTTAAATAAAATATTGGATTGGAGAAATAAACTAACAAAATCATATATAAATACTTATTTTAAAAATGGTGAAATTATTCCAATAATAATAGATAAAAAATCCTTTTCATCTGTTGCTCATTATTACTTATATTATTTAAAAAAGGACAATAACGAATTGGCAGATATGTATTTACATAACCACGAAAAAGGTAATATAATTATTACTCCTAGGGATTTTGAATCAGATATTCAGAATGCTGAATGGGATAAATCCACTAATATACTAGATATACCCAATTACATATTTGAACTTTTGCGCGCGACGGCTGCCAAATTTATTCAAAATAAAGAAATGAAGAATATATTACTTGGTACAAATAAAATAAATATAATCAATGCTTGTTTTGCGGATTTCTCATCCGGGAAATATGAAATTTCAAAAGAATTACTACTGGTGCGTAAATATTTACAAGACGATACAATTACTGATTTTTATATAAATTGTTTGGACGATATGAATATAGCAACTGAAACTAGAAAAATACTTATAAATAAACATATCCCCCAGTTTATAACTGTTAAAACCGATAAAGTTATTAAAAAACTTACTACCGCGGTCAGTTCAAGTAAGGACGAGTCAACAGATATTCTCTTGGAAAAATCTACGTTAATAAAAAAAACTATTAATAGAAAACTTCAATTAAAAAAATTACAATCGTATGTTAGTGAAGTATTAGGAAAGTTCATTTATAATGTACCTGGAGATGGTAATTGTTTATTTTATGCTATTACTTGCTCCGCATATCACCACAATGTATTTGAGAGTTTAGTGGGTGAGACAAAATTATTATTGGATAAAAGTTTAAGGGCGGAATTATGTGAAATTACGGTAAATGATAGACTTAAGAAAATACCTATTTTAAAACAAACCGCTATGCTTTTAAAACAAATAGTTTCAAACATTATACAATATAATTATAATGAATTTTTGAAATTTTTTAAGAAAAATAAAATTGCTGACGAATTAGAAGGCATTGAAAAGTTAGAAAAAATGGATATGCTTATACAGCAACACGCTACCGAAGAGGAGGCAATGGTTTTAACATTTATTCATACTTTACTAATTGACATAGAACATGACAGTGTTTATGAGGATATTGATGAGTATATAATCTCAATTGCTACTGATGCCAATAAAATATTATCATATAAAAAGGGGTGGGGCGGAAACACTGAAATAAAAATAGTGTCAGCATTATTACATTTAGATATAACCACTTATCCTAGTTTTTCTGCTGATATTTCAGATTTAGATGAATATTATAGTTTTAAATATAAGGACACCTCGCGCCAGTGTATTATTCCACTTGAATATAAAATGAAACGAAGTAATATAATTGCTATTAATATTGGTTATTTAGATCAACAACCCCAGCATTATTATTCAATTATAGATACGGATGATTTAGAAGACCAATTACAATTAATTTTAGAGGAAGAGAGTGAACAACTCAGTGAAGATTCTAGTTTACAAAAACTTTTAAATATGGGATATGAACTTGAATTTGCCAGCAATGCTTTACGATTAAATCAAAATAATATAGATATGGCCTTAAATTATATTTTACGAACGGTACAAAGTGGTGTGGATTTATTAGAGAGTGACCAAATATATAATTATAAATTTCAAACAAATGAACTAGAAGTGAGTATAACTGGAGATAATACATATATTAGCCAGTTTCATGAAGGTAGTGAAAATAGTTATTATCAAGATTACCATTTTCTTGAAAGCACTCATGATTATATTCAATGGTTGTTTCCAATGAAACATTTATCTGTTAATAATCCAGATGTTAGGTCTGTTTTAAAACTGGATGAGTTAGAAATTATGAAGGAAAACGAATTAGTAAAAGATAGTTTATTTAAATCTTTAAGAACAATGATGGATTTCTACGGAGCTAATTTAGAAAAAAAATATGATTATTCCGATTCTGAACCAGGTTATTATGAATTACACCCAAATGATAATATCAAGGAAAGACTGTCTAATTTAAATCAAAGGAGACATAATTCCCAACGAATTAGTCGAATTTTAAATTATTTAAATTCAATGGGTGAATATAAATTACAATATACAATCTTAGGGTTTTTTATAGAGCAAATTTTTTTAAATCCGCATAAAATAGATTGGCATGAAAATATCATTGAATCAGTTTATAATTATTGGATGGAGGAGGTAAGTGATATAGATGATGCTATTGGAGGATTTTTCGGCGATATAGAATCCTATAAAAAACGTGTAAAAACACACGAAGATACTGTTCAGTCTGGTGGGTCAACTCAACACGAATCTTTAGAAAATAATTATATGATGTTCCCGTTTAAATATAAAAAAATCACGTATAATATAGTTTATGTAATTCCTAATAATGTTCAAAAAGGGGGAGGACAATATAAAAAAACTACTATACTAGGTATAATGCATAAGTCGGATAAATTAATGTTAGAGAAAAATATTAATAAGGACAGCGTTTTATATAAAGTGTTAGCAAAAGTTTCTGATAAAATATTTAAAAATAGTTTACGTATTCCTAAGAAAAAATTCAAAAAATTAGATTTTAAATACAATACTACAAATAATAAAGTTTTATTGAATGATAAAATAATTGGCACACTTAATAAGCGTGGATATATAATATTTAATTAACATTTATTAAAATAAAAAAATATATATATATTTTAATAGATGAAACCTGATAATTCTTTAGATTTAATAAGCGATATAAATACACAGATCTCTAAACTTAAGAAAACCTCCCAGCGGGGTGGGGCACTAACACAATTAAAAAATTTAAAAGATGCTGATTATAAATTTTTAAACAAAAAGGAAACATTCTTATTAAAAAGGGAGTTACGTAAAATTATTGACAATGGGGGTAATGGGAAAAATAATAAACTCAGTTATAATATATTCAATAAAATCCCTAAAAAACAACAGGGTGGAAAGAAACAACCGCCTAAAACCAAGAAACTAAGCACCATAAAAAAAATCAATGATGTCACTCCCAGTGGACACTTGTCAAAAGAGTTAGAAAAAATTGTTGGTAATACCAAGAAAATATCGGTAAAAAAAATCAGGGACGTTACAGCGGCGGGGCACTTATCAAAAGAGTTGGAGAAAATTGTCGGCGGTTCCAAAAAATATTCGGTCAATGCGGATATACAAGATATATTAGGGGCGGCCTCATACGCAAATTTAATTGATACAGAGTATATAGATAATATGGTGGGAGGAGCAAAGAAGAAGGGTGGAAAGAAGAAGGACGACAAAAGTTGGATTAAAATTCAGCAGCAGAAGAAGACGAATAGGACGCAAGTTGAAACAAATGTTGATGTAGATAAACTTACTGCTGGGTTTGAGCGCACTGATGAGGAAGTTAGGGGTAAAGCCAGTAATAAAAGGACACCACTCCCACCAAAAATACAAGAAACTACCAAATCATTAAATTCTTTGACTGAAATTTCGCCGATGGAAACAGCGGTTGGTGCCACGGAGGTCACGGTGGATGCCATAGAAATTTCGCCGATGGAAACAGCGGTTGGTGCCACGGAGGTCACGGTGGATGCCATAGAAATTTCCCCACCATTAAGTTCTTTAACTGGAATGCCGCCGATTCCTATAGCAGTGATCTCTGACACATTACCAAAAATCCCTGCTCCAATAGCACTGGCTGCTGATACAAACCCCGCATTATCAACTGTATCTACAACAGCGACGGCACGCCTTGCCAAAATTAATAGTCATGTAATTAAGGACGACCAGGAACTTACATCCAATAGTTCGCTTGGAGGAGTGTTATCGCCAAAAGCTCTGTTACTTCAACCCACACCATCGGCGCCCTCAGCACCAGAGGCCGAGACCGAAGGGGATGCGGCAGCACCAGGAGGAGGAGACGGGGAGGCGGCAGCAGAACCAGTAGTAGCGGGAGAAGAAGAGGAGGCGG